ACCCCTTCCAAATATTACAAATTCTTAATCTATTTTTTCTACTTGTATTTATTTACATTATCGATATATAAACAGTCATGGCAAACAGAAATAAAGCTCCCAAACTAGATCCGAACGACCCGGATCGCCCAAAAATACCTCCAGAACTCAAAGATATGAGTAAGCCTATCCGTAGAAATACCTCTGTAGCATCCACCTCCGAAGCTATAGAAGCCATCAAAAAGTGCCGTGGCCTCTACTATCTGGCAGCCGCATCCCTCAACATGGGCTATAGCGACTTCCTCGACATGATCAACGAAGATCCCTATCTCGAATCCCTGGCCAAAGACGAGCGCGGCAAAACCCTGGATATAGCTGAAGCCAAGCTAATGGAAGCCGTTGGCAAAGGCGAGCAGTGGGCCATCAACCTAATCCTCAAAACACTAGGCCGAGACCGTGGTTTTGTAGAACGCCAAGAGATATCTAACACTACCCAAGTCAAGCTCCAGATCGTTGAAGAAATAATAGATTGCTCTACAAAAACCATAAACCTATCTGTAACATCCTATTCTCCATCCAATCTACCGGAGGCATTCATCGATGGCGCGCCCCAGAAAGATAGCTAGTGCCCCATCTCCCTCTTCCTCCCCAGTCGAAACTATAACAAAAACAGTAAAGCTACACCAAATACAGCACGACTTCCACCACTCCCCACACCTATATCGTGGATTCGTAGGAGGTCGCGGCTCTGGAAAGTCCTATGTAGGCGCATATGATATGATCCGGCGCGCTATGTCGGATGAGGGGCGCAATCGCCTCTATATGGTAGTATCTCCCACATACCTGGTCCTACAAGACGCAACGATGCGAACCATATACCAAATAGCAGACGACTTGGGCGTATCCAAGGAGAAGTGGAAGCAACCGCCGCGCCTAGTCCTATCTAACGGATCCGAGATAATATTCCGTTCAGGAGACGACCCGGAGCGACTACGCGGACCTAACCTATCCGGTATATGGCTAGATGAAGCCTCTATCATGTGCGAAGAGGTCTTCAACATCTGTATAGCATCACTCCGGGAAGGTGGCCGCGCTGGATGGCTTACCGCCACTTTCACCCCCAAGGGAACTGGCCATTGGACCTATGATGTATTCGGATCGGGAATCCGCGATAATGCCAAGCTATTCAAATCATCGACGCGCAATAATCCGTTCCTCCCCATCGAATTCGTCGAATCCATCTCAAAGCAATACTCCGATAGACAATCATCTCAAGAGCTAGATGGTGAGTTCATAGATCAGGAAGGTGCGGAGTGGCCTAACTCGCATTTTGGAGAAAACCTATGGGTAGACGATTTTCCACCTAGCGAAGATCTAACCATAAAAATAATTAGCGTAGATCCATCCAAGGGCCGAGAAGCGCGCCACGGTGACTTCACTGCTATAGTAAGCTTAGCCAGAGATAGATCTGGAACCCTCTATTGCGATTCAATTCTGCGGCGACTTGACGCTGAATCCCTGGTAAATCTAACTATCAGCGAAGTGGACAGATTTGCACCAGACGGCCTAGTCATAGAATCCAATCAATTCCAGCACCTACTAGCTGGACAAATATACAAAGAATCCAAATCTCGCGGTATAGCAGTACCAATAATCCAGCTATACAATACAATATCAAAGGAAGTACGCATCCGCCGTCTTGGACCGTACCTATCTAACCGTACACTGCGATTCGTGCGATCAGAGGGGAACCGCATCCTGATGACCCAGATGAGGGAGTTCCCAAAGAGCAAATTCGACGACGGTCCTGATGCCCTTGAAATGGCATTACGAGCAATGATATCGATGTGGAATGGCAGGCGAGCCAAAGATAAACGGAGAATCGTATCATGAACATGTGGCAGAAACTGTGGTCCTCCCTGAATCCCGCTCCCATCAAGCCTCCATCACCACCGATCAGGCGACCGCTCCAGGAAGGAGTGCTGGCAAACGACTTTTGGCTAGGAAGCTATGTCGATCTTCTGGACCGTTTCCGCGATGGATCGGGCGCATCCTATCCAATCTCTAACCCGCAAGACCGGCGATTTGGATCCAACTACCCATTCTGGTACTCCGAACAGCAACTCTCCCTGATCCGCGCCCAGGCTCGCCTAATAACCACCACAAACCCCAACGCCCTTGGCCTCCTCAATGGCCTCTCCTCCTATGTAATAGGGTCTGGATTCAACTACCGGATCGCTCCCAAGGGGACAATCGACATCGACGAATCGATGGTGAGGCGGTGCCAAGACATCATGGAACGCTTCATAGTCGAAAACGAATGGGACATCATGGAGCAGGAGATCTTTGCTCGATCCCGCACAGATGGCGAAGTATTCCTCCGCCTATTCCCCCAGCCTTCCGGTCGTCTCCTCATCCGCACCATCGAACCCGAAATGGTCTATCAACCCCCAGGAGAATCCTTCGACACATGGTCCTATGGCATAGAAACCGTCAAGGACGATGTATTCAATGTTGTGAACTACCATGTGGACTACAACGCTCCACGGGGCAAATCCGATGACAACGAACCCCAAATCAACACCTCAATAGGTGAATTCGTCCGCGCCGACCGCATCATCCACATCAAATGCAATGTGATGAAGGCAATGAAACGCGGCCTATCCGATTTCTCCTATGAAACTCTCGACATGTTCTCCCTCGCTGGAAAGTTACGAAAGAACCTGGGCGAGGCGGCATCCGTTCAATCCGCTATCGCAGCGATCCGCCAGCACGATACGGCAACCGCATCTCAAGTCGAAACCTTCGTCGAAAGCAGCATCGACTTCTCTGTCACTGGAGGGTCACCTAACAACCGCCAAACAGATTATCAGCGACTTGAACCCGGCTCGTTCCTCGACATTCCAAAGGGGATGAATTATGTGCAACCTCCAGGGGCAGAGCGTTCAACCGACCACTTGGGCATCTTCCAAGCCCTGCTTCGTTCCGCTGGCAATCGCCACAACGCACCCGAATGGCTAACATCCGCCAATATCGCAGGTGCCAACTACGCATCATCTCTAACAGCCGAGAGTCCATTTCTTCGCAATTGCCTCAGGCTCCAAGTATTCTACAAAAGACATCTCACAAGAATTGCCAGAGAGGTAATCCGGACCGCAGCAGAATATGGCGAACTACCAATCAACATCCTTGATGTGGTTGATGTGATGGTGACTCCGCCAGCAGTGGAAGCGCGCGACAAGATTGCTGACTCCCAGGCCAATCAGACCTATGTGGATATGGGAATCAAATCTGCTCAGACTGTCACCCAAGAACTTGGAATGGACTTCAATATCGAGCAGCGCAATATCCAGCAACAGTCCGAGAAGATGGCCAACTCTTCCGCCCCAGGGCAAGACGATTCCTCTCAGGTTGCGGATTCCGCCCTCAATGGCCTCCAAATTGAGAACCTGGTTGGAATTGTCATGAGGGTGGCAACTGGTCAGCTTAGCCCAGCAATTGGCAGGGCCGTAGCACGAGCAGCGTTCCCGCTCATGGCTCAAGAACAAATTGACAACATCTTTCCTGACGCTCTGGCTAACACTCAGCCCATGCCGGATGACGGCAAGGAGGCACCCAGTGTATCCCCCGTGGCCGAATCTGTATCCATTAACTTCAAGCCACCCGCATCGGTCCAGGCAGCAGCAAAGCGTGGACTAGAGCTACGGGCTAAACACAATCGAGGCGGCACAGCAGTTGGGGTGGCAAGGGCGCGTGACCTGATGAACGGGGCCAACCTATCCCCATCCACAATCAAGCGAATGGTCTCCTACTTTGCCCGCCACGAGGTTGACAAGAAGGGTGAGGGATGGGGCGTTGACTCCGCTGGCTATATCGCATGGCTCCTGTGGGGCGGAGATTCAGGCTGGTCATGGGCCAGAAAGGTATCGAACCAAATCGATTCAGCTGATGGCAAGAAGAAGGATGTTCCTGAGGTCCAGTATGGCAAGCCGGGCAAAGATGATCCTAGGAAGACTCCAGCCAAACCAGATGAGAGGAAGAAGGGCAGCAAAGAGAATCCCAAGGGTTCAGCCGCCAAAGCAAATTCTGACCTAGATTTCTCCAAAGGAACAGACAGTCAAATTCGCAAATTGATGCAGAAGCACAACGAAAAGGATTCAGAAATCAAAGCGTCAATGGCCGCACTGAAATCCGTATTCCGCAGGGGTGCTGGAGCATTCTCCACATCCCACGCTCCAGGCATGAGTCGAAGCCGATGGGGATTGAAGCGCGTCGAAGCATTCCTCTACCTAATCAGGAATGGGCGACCATCGAACCCCAACTACAAACAAGACAACGACCTGCTCCCCAAGGAACATAAAAGATACTCTAGTGGATCAGAGAAGGAATGACGCTACGGGTCTAACGGGATAGGCGCAGAAACCAACTAAAGGACAAACCAGATGGAATTTAAGGACCGCATCAAGGAACTTCGTCGCGTCAAAGCTTCGGAACTCCTGGCCAATCCACTAAACTATCGCAAGCACCCTAAAGAGCAGCGGAATGCCCTAAAGAAGGTACTCCAGGACATCGGATTCGCTGGTGCTGTACTTGCCAGAGAGGAGAACGGCCAGCTTCTCCTTCTGGACGGTCATATGCGCGTGGAAACGGCTGGGAACGCCGAAGTCCCAGTCCTAATCCTCGACCTGAATGAGATGGAGGGGCGAAAACTCCTCGCCACCTTCGATCCGCTTGGCGATATGGCATTCAAAGACCAGGAAATGCTCAACAGCCTGATCGATTCCATCGGGGGTGCAGCGCATGATCCATTCAAACCCATCCCAATGGTCAAAACGCAGGACGAAATTGAACAGGATATGGTCCGCGAGGAGGAGATAGTCCGCCAAAACAACAAGAGA